TGTGAGACTTGAACTGATTGAGCGCGCCGCCGACGGTCGAACCGAGCAGGTTCACGAAGCCGCCGAACTTCTGCTCCGCGGTCTTGTTGAACGCGTCGATCAACGCCTGCGCGCCGGTCGTCTTGTCCTTGAGCTTGTCGTAGAACTGCGTGAGGCTCAGGCCCATCGCCTGAGCCATTTCCGGCACGGTGACGCCGGTCGAACGGACCATACCGTTCAGTTCACGCGTCGAGACGACGGCCTTCGCCGCGAACCGCTGAAACATGGTGACGGCGTTATCGAGCGAGCCGGACACGTCCTTCGAGCCGAGCGCGACGATGCCGCTGACGAGATTGTCGATGGTCTTGACGGCATCGCCCTGCGACACGCCCGCGCTGCGCAGCCGCGCCATCGCGCTCGCGAGGTCGTCGTTCTTTACGCCCGACGCGGCGATGGTTTCGTTGAAATGCTCCATCACCGACTGAGCATTTTTCATGCCCCCGGTGAACGCGGCCAACTGGATGCCCGCAAGCTGGTTCTTGGCTGCGACCTCGACGAACGCCTTGCCGAGTTCGAGGGTCTTTTCGAGGACGATGCCCGCGATCACGACCTGGATCGCCTTGAGGCGGTTCGCGGTCGCCTGCGCGTTATCGCCCACGCGCTTCACGTCGTCAGAGACCTGACGCAGCGGAGCCGACGCGTTGTTTACCGCGGTGACTACAAGTCCAAGATCAATGGTTGGCATATTGTTTCGCCATCTGTTCGGTGCGCATCACGTTCAACTCGCGCGCAATCGTTTCGCACGCGAACCAAAAGAAAGCGTCTTGCATGGCGATGGGCTGGTCGTCAGGGGTGCGTGCAACGCACCATCCGGTGTCCGTCGCATGGTACAGACGCGTGAACCAAGTCATGTAAAAGCTGCACATGCGCTGAGACGTGCGCAGCCCTTCCAAGAAGTGTTCGCTGTTCGGCTGCCCGGAGAGACGAGCAGCCCTTACGAGTTTTTTACGTCGGTCTCGTTGGGCTGCGCAAAGTTCACGAGCGCGAACAGGAGTTCGGTCGCGAGCGGGAAATACGGAGGATACTTGATGACATCATCGACCGTGAAGTCTTCCGCGTTCTCGAACTTGACGTATTTCGGGATATAAATCCCGGCTTCCTTCGCGATGTTCGTGGCCCTGGCGAGCGAGATATTCGCAGGCTCGTCTTCCTTGGCAACGCCCGCGGCGCTGAGCCGCTCAAGGATCGCGAAGATGTCTTCGACGACCGGCATACTGAGAACCGCGACCAACTGATCGGCGGCGTTGAGACTTGCGTTCCCATTGAACGTCGGAACGAAACGCTTCGTAAGCGAAAAACCCGCCTTCATGTCATGCTCCCCTTGGTGAAAGTCTTAGTACGCGGTCGTGTACTGCGTACTCGAAACGATGTTGTTGAGTTCGACGGCTGCGCTGATGCCTTCGGCCTCGCTGTATTCTGCCTTCGCAGTGAACTTCGCGGTCAGGCGGTTCGGACCGGAGATCGGCGCGGACCAGGACAGGAACTTCATCTGCGGGAAATGGAAACGCATCCCGAAGTAACCGAGGAAGCCGGTCGCATCGAGCGACGCCGGATTGCCGAGCATCAGGGCCGAGTTGACGTTCAGGAGCGAGAGGCGCAGACGCACGGCCTCGTAGTTCTTGAACGTGAGGTAGTCGGTCTGATCGCGGAAGGACATCGTGCCTTCGAGCTTGATGCGGCGGAAGTCAGACGGCGTGAACTCGCCGTAGAACTTCGTGCCGTCGAGCAGGGACACGCCGTCATGCGGAAGATCGCACGTGATCGTGAACTGCTCGAACTTGCCGTTGGCGGCGAGCGCCCCGGTCGTGGTGTCGGTCGAAAGCTCAAACGACGCCATATCCCAAATCCACGGGCGACCACCGCTCGAAACGAGCGACTGGATGCCAGCGGTGCGCTGGATCAGATCGACGCGGCGCGACATGACGGTCGCGGTCGCCTTGACCAACTGACCGGCCTGGATGTCGAATTTGAGAGACGGAAAGATTGCCTGCTTGTAAAGCCACGCCGAACCGACATCGCGATACATCATCAGGTTGTACGGCTCAAGGAACGTGCGATCGCTGAACGACGCCTGCGTCGGAGTGAACCGATGGAAGATTTGGGCCGCGCCTGCGTAGGTCGTGCTGTTCGCGCCAGTGGAACCGGCAGCCGTCACCGTCGAGGCGACGTAGGTGCCGAACCAAGCCTTGAGCAAGTGGCCGATGAAGTTGGGGTTCGGCTCGATGTTCACATCGCCCGCACCATGATCGACGCCCTTGTAGCTGTTGGGCGCGTCGCGACGGCCGTTGATGGAGCCTTCCTCCAGTTCCTCAAGCTTATGCTCAAGGCTCTCGGAGACGAAGTTGCCCCACACGTTGACGGTGTTCACGTCGCTATAAAGCGAACCGATCTTGGCGAAACCGATTTGACCGCCGTTACCACTTGCCATTTTCAGTTCTCCGAATAGAGTTTGACGTGGAACTGCGCGACCGCCGCGGCGACGAACTCGCCTTGCGCCTTGGTCTCGCCGGTCTCGAAATCGACCGCCCCGACTTGAACCGTATCGACGAACGCAGAAAAGTGCGGGTTTTGCTGGAAAAACCGCTGAACCGCGTTGGTCAGATCATCGCGCATTTTAGCGCACTTCGCACGTGAAGTCATGTCAAAGCAGGCGATCTCAACTTCGATGACGATATCGTTGTAGTAGGTCTGCCCCGCCGTGTTCTCCGGGTCCGCGCGCCGGATGCGGCAGTCCGCCATCGGCATGTTCACGTAGTCGAAGTCGGTGTCCTGGGCGTTCCCGAACACGGAGCGGCTGCCATCTGATTTGGTCGCAAAAGAAAGACCGTTGATAAGAGAGGCCCCTGCCAGCGCGGCCCTAAAATCTTCGAGAATTTGACTGTAATTGACGAAATTCACATCTGGCATAATCGCCCCCGATTGGTCTTTCTTCGATGACAATTTGCGCATCGAACGTCGCATTTCGCTATTTCAATCTGCAATCTACGCTTCGATAAACCCGCGTTACGTCCGACATTGAATAACTTATCACCAGGAACGCGATGATCGAAATCCAAAACTATCGGGTCTCGCTCGCCACAGTCTGCGCACCCGACAGAAGCCTTAAGATCGTTCATCCAAGATTTATTCCGAGCGCGAAACGCAGCCTGATACGTTGGATACCGCGTCGTCATGTATGGACGAGGCTTCCGCCCGCCTTCCGAATGAGTGTCTCGAACCAGCGCGAGGAAACAGGGGTCGCCATCTTTATGACCTCCTGCTCATTCGCCCAAATCTTGCGAGCCGGGGTGCGGCCGATCTTCTTCGCGATGAAAGAGAAGGTCTGGGTGCGCTGGGTAACGGTCCCGTCGCGCTTGCGGCGCATTTCGACGTAGAGTTTGAGGGGGTTGCCATCCTTGATCTTGAGGATCACGCGGCCGTACGGATCACGCGGCTCGCTCGGATCGACCAGCTTGTTCTCGAAACCCTCGTGATGCTGGGTGAGCGTCCATTTGCCGCTCTTGCCGAGAACGTGGAGCATGTCGCGCGTGAACTGATAACGAACGAACTTCTCCGCGCCGAGCAGGACCTTCGATTGCCCCGTCTTCGCGCGCAGCCATTTTGAAGCCGGTGCCCACTTGCCATCGTCGCTCGTCATAATACGACGCTTCACGTCGGCGACAAGGACCTCTCCGAGCGAACGGAAAAGAGAAGGGCGCTCGGTGACGACGGCCTCGTTGACCTCGTTCAGGAACGCCTGCGTCTCTTTGCCATTGACGAGGATGATGTCGAAGTTGGGCATCAGCAGTTGTTCAGGTCGAACAGGGGGTCAGGGTAGATGGACTGGATGTTCGTGAGTTCTTCGGCCGGACGGAAGATGACGCCCGCGTAGCTCTGCACGCTCGACCACGCATCGTTGTCGCCGCCGCTGTTCACGATCTGCGAAGACGCGAGCGTCAGCTTGCCACTCTGCAACATGGAGAGCATCGACATGGCGTTCGTGTATCGCTTTTCCACCGCATCCGGAAAGCGTGGAAGCTTGTCCTCAAAGATACGGTAGATCGCGATGTCACTCGTGATCTGCACGACAAGAGGTTCGACCACGAGCGGCGTCACGTACTTGGCGCGCAGGAACGCATCCACAATGCTCTGGCCGTCCGCGATGTAGATCGAGGACACGTCGGCGCTCGCCACGAGGTTCGATCCTGATCCAACCACGTTCCCGACGAGCGGGTAACGCTTGAACACATCGCTAATCGTTGCGTAGTCGGTCATTAGTAGTGGCTTTCCCTGAAAGTTCTGCGGCGATGACAATTCGCGCAACGAACATCGCATTTCGCGATCTCGTCCATCAATTTCGCAATAGACCCGTGAACTCTCATTCCAATATTGAATTTCTTGGTTTTTGGGTCCTGATGGTCAAATTCTAACACAAGTGGGTCTTTTTCTCCACAATCCTTACACCCAAGAGCAGACTTCAACGCCCGGAGCATCGCATTGTTACGATCGCGGCGCGCTTTCATTTTCTCTCGACATTTGTCCTGATTTCGATAGTACCAGGCGCGAAACTGCACTTTTCTACGTTCGCTCAATAATACCGCCCTGTTCGCTCGCGAAACTCGTCTTGGAGAAGCTGGGAGAGGACGCCTTCGATCTGCTTGTAGCTCTCGAACCGGCCTTCCAGAACCGCGTTGCGGTCGTCCATCTGGACGGTTACGCGCAGCGGGACGCCGCGCCCCAGCACCGTGTAGGCTTCCGCCAGATAGTGCAGGGACATCATCATCCCCGGCCCGAAAGTCGCCATCGCGGCCTGATGTTCGTTGTACCATTCCACGGCTTCCCCGGCGAGCTTAACGCGCTCGGCGAGGTCCGTGGCGAACCGCATCCGATGGATGATGTCCCTGAACCACAGGAATTTGTGCAGCTTCCGGTCCGGATTTTCCTCATGCTCCCACTTGAGGAACGGCCAGTTGCGGAAAAACCGCGCTTTCCGGACTTCCTCGTTGACGTAGCCAGGGTGTCCGATATCCACGTCGCCGAGAAGCTGAGCGCGGCCGGGGCCGGACGGCACGCCGTCTCTGACGGCCTCGAAGTGTTCGTGAATATGGCCGAAGCACTTGAAGCCGCGGTCGAGGCGCATCAGGCGAGCAGGGCGGTCGATTTCGGGCGCATTGCCGCGAGGCTCGACGGTGAAGTGGTGCTGCGAGATCAGGTAGGCGTCGCGCGCCGAGGGGCGAAGGTACTTCTTGATGTCGCCCGCAAGATACTCGTCGGTGTCAATCCAGATCGCCCACTCGAAGTCGTTTTCCAGGCCCTCGATGCTCGCGTTCCGGGCGTCGTCGAAGCCGAACTTGTACGGCTCGATCTTCGGAACGTCGATGATGCGGTAGGGCATCCAGGGGCGGTTCTCGAACCAATTCTCGATCAGGGCGCGGGTGTTGTCCTTCGCCGGTCCGAGCGCGATCTGGATGAACTGGACCTTGCGATCGAGGCTATTCAGCATACGGACGATCGTGTCTTCGTTATTGAAGGCGATGATCGCGGCCGCGCAGGTCTCCCGCGCCCAATGGCGCATCGCCTTGTCGAGCGGGTTGATGGGGTTCGTCGGCGCGTGATCGGCGTCGTAGGAATACATGATATTGCCGACAGGGCGCGCCCACGGCGACATTCCGCCCACGACCATCACGGTCGAAGCGTTCTTTTTCTCGCCCAGCATTTCGACCATCATCTTGCGGTCGATCAGCCAAAGGTGCGCGCGTTCCTTCCAGCGACCCACGTTCTCGTAGGTCTCCGGCTCCCACGGACCGAACGGAACGGTGAAGATCACGCGGCCTCCCGGCTTGCAGAAGCCTTCGACTTCCTGTGCGAGCGCCCACGGCTCGACGACGTGTTCGAGAACTTCGGAGCAGAGAACAGCGTCGAACTGCTTGTCGAACTGCCCCTGCGGCAGTTCCCACGTCCCCGCGAGGTTCGGGATGTTGTGTTCGACCGCGCCCTTGTTCATGCACTCGATCGCGGCCTGCGAGAAATCGTAGCCGATGAACTTCTTGTCCGGGAAGCGTGCGGCGAGCGGCGCGAGGACGTGACCAGGGCCACAGCCGTACTCGAAGATTGTGCTGCCAGGGGGCAGTTGCGCGATGACATCCAGGATCGCCTGATGGCGCGGGCTGGCGCTCACGTCGCGGCGGAAGGCAAGCTCGCTGAACTCGGTCTGCGATTTCTCGGTGTAGATCGCATCGTAGTACGCCGCCATGTCGCCGTTCACGAAGGCATAGCAATCGTCAAGTTCCTTGCGGATGGCCTCGATCGGGGCCGTCTCGGTAAGAAGACCTCCGGTCTTGAGCGCATTGTAAAGCGCCATCGCCGGGATCACGTCGCCGTCCTGGATCAATGAATACAGCCGCGAGAAGTCAGTCGTCGGCTGGGCTTGTAGATGCGGCTCGATCATCGCGGCCACGCCGTCCCAATAGAGATCGCCGCGGTTTTCCATGTTACTTCGCAGTTCGGCGAGCGCCGCCTTGTCGGCCAGCGCATCGCGGAAGTACAGCGCGAACAGCTTGCACCATCCATCGCTGCCGCGCTCCGGCTCGATAATGCCGTTTGCGTGGCACCAGTCCTCAAAGAAGACGCCGCAATCGTCCAGCGTCTCCGGCAGCGCGCCGATGCTCGTGGTGATGAACGGCGTCCCCTGCTCGACGCACTCGCGCGCAAGGATGCAGGACGTTTCCTCGAACTGCGTCGGATAGATGTAGGCTTCGCTCTCGCGGATGATCTGACGAAGTTCGTGGTTCGGCTTGCCGCCGATGAACTCGACATTGGGCATCGCCTTCATGCGGGCGAAGATCATGTTGTAATAGTCACGCATATGGTCGGGGAAGTGTTCGTACATGCAGACGATCAGCTTGTAGTCGGGCAGATGCTCCATCACGCCGCCCGGACGGATCAAGTTATCAAGGCCGCGTTCCGGCCGCGCCGCATACAAAATCTGCCGCGGCACGCGCGGAAGATCGAGGATGTCGTCATACTTCACGATGCCGTTGCGCAAAGCGACGATGCGATCTTCCGGATAGCCGGTGACTTCGGCGACCTGATATTTATGCCACTCGCTGACGGTCCAGATTTCGTCGAACGTGAACTCCATCTGCTCCAACGCGCGCTTGATGCCGCGGGTGGTTGCGATGTCGTGACACCACAGGACCTTCTTCTTGGCCTGGACGGGTATCGAGACAAGACCGGGATCACGCACGGCGATCAGCACGTCGATCTGGATCAGGGTCGCGGTGTTCGCGAAGTTCTCGATATCCACATAGCGGACGCCATCGGCGTGAATTTCCCCGGTTGGGAAGTAGTCCGGCGCGCCTTCGGGCGGCAGATGACAGAACATCTGGACTTCGTGGCCGCGCGCAGCGAGCGCCTTGCCGAGCATGAGGGCCGATGTTTCGCTGCCGCCGAGTGAACGGCGCGACGGTGTTTCAGGCCCGAACGGCATTGCGCCGCAGGCGATCGTGATTTGCATGACTTCCCCTTCGTTTTCCCCGCGCGTCGGACGACCTCACGGCTTGCCGTCCCGCCAGCATCCCGACAGTCAATGAAGATGTAGCTGGATCGTGCGCGCGAGATTTGTCTAGCACATTTCGCGCGGCGCTGTCGCGTCAAAACGAAGAAGCCCGACCATTTCTGATCGGGCTTCTCTGATGCTACGGCGGGGAGGGGAGCGCGGGTGCCGAGCGATCAGCCGACAACGCTGTCGATTACCGTGCAGAGATCGGACGAAACGACCTTCTCCGACTGGTAGTAGATCGCGTCGATGTCCTGCTTCATGCGCTTGGCATTGTACGGGAGGCGACGGATCGCGAAGGGCTGACCCAACTGCGGGTCGGTCCAACGGAACGCCTGGACCCACGTATCGACCTTGCGGCCGGGAGCAGGGGAGACGTACGCGAGAAGGACCTTGTTCGGCCACGCGTTTGCGAGCGTGCCGGAACCGATTGCGGTTTCTCCCGGACCAGCAGTGTTGACGAAGCAGGTCGGGATCAGGAGTTTCTGAACGCCGAACAGTACGGCAAGCTGCTCGTTGGTGGGGATGCCGCCGCGATCACCGAACAGGAGGTCGCGGATTTGATCGGAGCGCCGCATCACGGTAGCAACCTGCTCCGGGATCACGGCCACGTTCGGCTTGAGCGTGGTGCGCTGACGGAAGTTCTCGACTTCGTTCAGCATGTCGTCGTAGGGGCGCGAGCCGGTGACGTTCGTCCACGAGGTCGCCACGTGGGTCGTGGTCGCGACGTTCGCGGCGGTGTTAGCGATCTGCGCGATGCGCATTTCGTAGGAGAGCAGGAGACGGTCAGTGACCATTTCCGCGCTTTCCTGGTCATACTGGAGCGCCTCGTCGGCGTTGATCTCGTCCTCGGTGATCCAAAAGGTTCCGAGACCGAATTTCTCCGCGTAGTAGGTGTCGCTGGAAACCGTCCAGAAGACCTCGCGCGCAGCCGCACCGGGGGCCATGCGATCAAGGTTCGGCACCCACTGGATGTTCTCCTTGAATTTGGTCTTGTAGTACAGGTTCGACCGCTTGGACACCGGAAGGATCGGGACAAGCTGATCCGCGATGTAGCCAGCGGGCTTGCGACCGATGACGTAATTGGACAGAACTGCATCAACGTGCAGATCGCGGCCAGTTTGAAGGGGCATTGGTGTCTCCTACTATTACAGCGAGCCAGCGCGGGTGTGCTGCTTGAGGTTGACGGCGGCGAGCATACCGGAAGCACAGCCCGCTTCCACGCGACCGAGAATTTCGACGTTCTGGAGGAACGAGCCGGACGCAACCTGAACGGTGTTCGTCGCGATCGCACCCCAGCCGGACGCAGCCGACGTGATGTAGTCGCCAGCGGTGACAGCGCCACCGCAACGGACCATCACAACGCCGTCCGTGAAGACGGTAGCGTGTTCGGCATCCTTGGGAGCATTGCCGAGAACACCGTAGCCCGCGCCTGCGCCCGCGATGCCAACCTTGAAGCTGGTCGTGAGCAGCGTGACGATACGATTGAGGCAGCCGCTCAGATCACCCGATGCGACGAAGCTCTCCGCTTTTCCACCATTACTGAACATTAGCGTTCCTCCGCATACCGGGTCTTGAGTTCCGGGTTCTCGCTGAACACGATGTCCAGCGCGTCCTTGTAGGACAAATTTTTGTCGGCCTTGCGCAGGGCAGCGGCCTTCGAGTTGATTGTGGCCTGCACGTCGTCTTCGCCGGGGCGATCTTCGGACGCGGTGCCGCTCTCGGAGAACTTCACCTTGGCGGGCATCGCCTCGACGAAATCCTTGAATTGGCCGACCAGCGCATCACGCGCAGCGCCCTTGGCGAGCGACGTGCGGATGGTCTCCGCGAATGCGACGATCTTGGGCTTGTTGGCCGGAGTGATCTTGCCTGCCTTCTCGGCGGCTTCGATCACCTCGGCAATCTCTTTCTTCTCGCCTTCCTCGCGGAACGCATCGAGCGCGGCCTGCGCGGTATCGCGCGCCTGCTCGGCGGCTTCAACCTTCGCATCGGCTTCCGCGATCTGCGCGGCGAACTCGGCCTTCGCGGTTGCAACAGCGGCGGCGAGGATTGCGTCGTGCTGTTCCTGCGTGAAATTGGGCATTTCTTCTTCCTCTTGCGAGAGCGTCAATGCCCCGTCACCGGAGAACTCAGACGCGTAAAGGGGTTTGAGACCTTTGACGGCGGGCCATTCGGCTCCGAGAAGCGCGACACCGCCCAATACATCGTTGAAAACCTGACCGGCGTGTTCGACTTTTGGCCAGAGTTCAACCGAGACCGAATTATAGCGCCGGTTGGCAATTGCGTCCACCATTTCGGGGGGAACGTCGTTGAAGTCCGCGATCAGGGTGTTGCCCTGGCGGCGCACATTCTCCGCGTATCCGTATGCGGGTTCGCCGACCCGCTTGTTGTGGCCGAGTTTGATCGGGATCGCGAAGCCGGGGACTTTCGAGTTGAGCGCCGTGTAGTTCGCGACGACGCGATCGAGCATCGCGCTGTCAACCGTGATCGGGCCGGTGGATGCGTTCCACTTGCCCGCGGCGAAAATCTCGCGATCCTTGAGCGCGGCCTGCATTTCAGTCGGGCCTTCCGATGCGTGACGCTGCGCGTCGATCTTCTGCAGCGCGGAGTGCGCGGCCGCGGCGATCTCGGTTTCGTTCTGACCGCCCGCGCGGCTCTCGATGGCGATCAGCGCGGAGCGATAGACCTCTCCGTTCTTGCCGTACGGATATTTCCAGTGACCTTCGTCGGTCGCGGGGACGGAACTGTCCTCGCCGAGAAACATATGGCCTGGAAGGCCCTTGCGCTCGTCGGACGAGAGGTCCCAACCGGCGTCCCGATTGACCTTTCCGGCTGCGACCATCCCGTCCATATGAGAACGGCCGGAGCCGTTCAAGGAGACCGAGTTCGGCATTACGGGTTCGCCGTCGAGCTTCCGCCGTACGTGGCGAGTGTGGAGTTGACCATCGCAGTCGTGTCGATGTCCGGACGGTATCGCTGCAAGCGGCTTTGCGCCTGCTCGTAGTCGCCCGTCGAGTGGTTGCCCAAATGGCTCCGCCCCATCAGCGCATCCTGGCGCGACTTCGTGTTACGGGGATAGAAACGCATCGAGACCTCACAGAATGAAAGCGGCGACGATCAGTCCGCCGACAACGGCGATGGTGGTTTTCGGATGGGCGACAACCCAAGCGACAACGGTTTCCCAAAGTGTTTCGGGTGACATTTCTGGCCCCTCCGGATCAAGTTCCAATTCAGCCTCGCATTATAGCTCGGTTAACCATGATGGTCGCGTTATTTGGCGCTGTCTGCGCCCGCGCCCTTGCCCGCGCGATCGTTACCCTGCGGCGCGGCCGGGGGCGGTGCGCCGTTCCCCGGAGGCGGCATCGGCGCGGGACGGATCACTTCGTCCGGCTCGTCATCCTCACTACGCAAACGAAGGCCGAGGACGGATCGCACGTAGTTCACGTCCTTCTGATCCATGTCGATGATGCCCGCGGCGTGAAGCTGACGGATTTCGTCGGCAACCTTCATACCCTCGAACTGCCCGTAATCCTGCCAGATGAACTGCGGATAGATCGGGTTCTCAAAATTGATGTCGAGCAGAGGGTTGATAACCTGCTCCATGAAACCCTTCGCGAGTGCGCGCGAAAGCTGATCGGCCAGCTTGAACAGGATGCGCAGATGAAGGAACGACTGACTGTCCGCGGCCGTTTGCCGGTTCGCATCGCCATCCGCGCCGAGCAGCGCGACCATCAGGATGCCGCGTGCGATCGAGTTGTTGTGATAGCTGAGCGCGTCCGCGTATCCCGCGGTGCCGCCGCGCATCGCTTCGATCAGATTGATCTCCACGCCCTGCGGAACCAAGACCTCGGTCTTGCTGCTCAGGTTCGACATGATCGCCTTGAGCTTGTTGCGCAGATCATCAGACGCGCCCAGCGGGTACGTCATCTTCGTCATCGGTGATCCGAAGCGTTCGAGGAACACGTTCCAGAACTGGATCACGAATTTCTTTGCGAACCACGAGCGGTACGACGCGCGCAGGTCACTGTTGCCGTAGAGATTGCCGAAGCGGCCGTCGTGCGTGTGAAGCCACAACTTCGACGCATCAAGGTCGATCTGCTTGCCGAGCGCCTGCTGGCGCGCACCCAGGAAGTTGCCGTGCTGATCGGCCTTGAGATACAGGTCCGCGGGGTCGCGATGCGCGATCTTCGCGAGGAAGACGTACTGCTGGCCGTCTTCGGCCCACGTGTCGCGAGTGTAAACCTTCTCGGCGAGCGAGAAGCCGAACTCAAAGGCCGAGAGGGCCTGCTTGAAGATGTCGGTCATCGGGAGGCGACACATGACTTCTTCGGCAAATTTGGCCTGCTTCTCGGCATCCGGGTTTCCGGCTTCGCCCGGAGCGATATCGAACGTGCGGCCTGCGACCAGGACCTTCTTGAACTCAAGGCACGTCTTCACCTGATCGTCGGTGAGCATTTCCTTGTAGGTCGTCCAGCCCTTGCGCTTGACGATCTCGTCCACCGACAAGAAGTAGATGCCGCCCTGCGTCGGGCTGACCATCGAGGCAAGCAGATCGTTGCCGATCACCATGCTCTCGGTTTCGTCGGCGCGCGGACGCCCCATCGCTGCGTTGATTTTCTTGCGTTTGGACATAGTGCCCCAGCCTGAGAGGCCGCATTATAGCGGAAATGGGGGCAGGGGTCGCGGAAGAAGCGGGCGAGGGTGTAGGGCATGACGCCCAGCGACCGCGAGGTCTTCCCTCGCCGCTCAGCGGAGTGCAACCGCCGAAGTCAGGATGGCACGTCTCCCTCACGCGCGCAAGAGCGACAATCGCAGGCGCACGATGTGACTTGGCCTGGATAGACTATAGAAAGTCGGTTCCTGATGGGTGAAAATCCGCAGGTTTGCTGGGAAAGTCCGAACGGCACCGGTGCCGAATGGACAGCCACCGGTGAAAATGGTAGTCACATTTAGCCTCCATCTGGCGGCTGAAAGTGACTATCGAAAATCGGGGGAGCAAAAACAATGGGTTACGGATACTTCGTCACAAATTCTGGAGAATACATCCCGGTCGGCGCGGCTCCGCACATCACTGGCGAGGACATCTTGGAGTTCCGGCGCATTCGCCGCGTCACGCAACAGGCACTCGCGATGCACCTTGGGATCGGCATCAGAACCCTGCGGACTTATGAAGCTGCTGGAAAGCTTCCGATTTTGAATAAGGCTGTCTGTCGCGAGATCGAGGCGCTCAAAGGAGCGAAGATCGCACGCTTCACTGACGATCCGAACTAAACCAAGCCGACTTCGAGTTCGTCGCGGTACTGCGCGGTCGGCCGGTCTGCGCCGCAGATGATATCCTCGTCCGTGAGTTCGACGTGCGTGGTCCCGTCATCGGTATAGAACGGGGCCTGGGCCATGACGATCACGTCGCTGCGATCAGGGCTGGCTTCGTCGCCGAGCCGGTCCTTCATCGCCTGCTTGTTCTCGACCACGATCTTGTCGCTGCCGTCCATGTAGCGATACTTGATCGACGCCATCTGCGCCTTCAACACGTCGTCATCCGGGATCGGGTAGTTGCCGAGTTCAAGCTTGCGCCGCAGCATCCAGTGATCGCGCGCACGCTTGTTCTGGAACATCTTGCATTCGTCGTCCGGGTCCACGCCCTTCACCAGCGGCTTGCCGCCGTCGTACTCCCTGACCGGATAGTTGTAGTCGCGGCGCAGCACGTCGATCGTGCCGCCGCCGACACCGGGAAGATCGCAGATGATCTCGGTGAGGTTCAGCCCCTTGAGCTTCCACCGCACGATCACTTCGTGCGCGAGCATCGCAACCTGGTGTGAGGTCTTCGTCCCCTTGTGGCCGGTGAGTTCCAGCACGAACCCCTTGCGCGCGACGCCGATCACTGTCTCGGCCGCGCCCCCGCGCGATGGG